CAACTATACATACGAAATAAAAGAAAGGAAAGAAAAGAAAGATGCCGAGACCAAGAATATGCCCAACATGCAATCAGAAATTCGACATAACGAAATGGCAAAAAAGTAAAATTTATTGCACTGAAGTTTGTAAACCAACATGGAGACCAAACCGAGGTGGTGCTATAGGGAGACCTAAAGCAAAGAAATGAAATTTCAAGAAATATTTGAGGGTAACACCAGCGCTTACGGTATAATGAAACTTACCGGAGAGGTTACTGAGAAAGGAAAAGCCGTAGCTAAAGCTCTTATTAAAAGAGAAAAGATTACAACTCAGTTGTGGGTAGACCATTTGGAGGGCAAAGAACCTGCTCTTGGTATAATACCTATCAACGAGAACAATGAATGTAGATGGGGTTGTATTGATGTTGACATATACAACCTAGATCATTTGAGCATCATGCGTAATATAAAAGGCATGGGTTTTCCGTTGGTAACATTTAGATCAAAGTCTGGTGGTGCTCATTTATTTTTATTTGCAAAAGAATTTATTCCTGCATCATTGATGCAATCAAAATTAAAAGCCATGGCAGATGCTTTGGGTTATGCAGGCAGTGAGATATTTCCAAAACAAACAGAGATACTAGTTGAACGTGGAGACACAGGTAACTTCTTAAATCTACCTTATCATGGTGGCACAAGAGGATTGCGTTACACTTTTAAGGCTGGTGGTGAAGCTGCTAGTTTAGAATCATTCTATTCTATATATGATGAGTGGTCACAGACACGAGAACAAATAGAAAATATTATTGTAAAAAAATCAAAGGCTGTAGAAATATTTGAAGATGGCCCACCATGTTTGAATAGATTAGCAGAAGAGGGTTTTGGTGAAGGATCACGTAACAATGCATTATTTAATTTAGCAATTTACAGACAGAAGGCTAATCCAGATGGTTGGCAAGATTTATTAGAAGACGACAATCATAAATATATGAACCCACCTTTAAGATCAGCTGAGGTGCAGAACGTTATCAAATCAATTGGTAAACGTGGCTACGATAAGTACAGATGCAAAGAGCAACCTATCTGTGGAGTATGTAACGCTGCAAAATGCAGGACTAAAAAGTTTGGTGTAGGTTTTGAAGAAGAGCAAATGCCAGAGCTAGGAACTTTGTCAAAAATATGTTCTGATCCAACACAATATTTTTTAGATGTAGATGGCAAAAGAGTTGATCTAACAAAAGAGCAGTTACACAATCCTAATTTATTTTCTCTAGAAGTTATGGACAAGGCAGCCGTTGTGGTTCCTATACCTAAACCAAAAGATTGGAGAGAGCTTTATTTAAAACCTTTGTTACTGGGTATGCAAGAAATAGAACCTTTGAAATCTCTTGATCCTAAAGAGTATCTCATAAACTTGTTACAAGAGTTTACAGTCAATAGACCGCAAGCAAGAACAAGAGATGAGATCTTACGTAAGATGGCTTGGACTGACGATGGTTATTCTTATTTTAGAATGGATGATTTCTATGCTTTTTGTAAAAGAAACAACTGGGAGATGGACAGAACCAAGACTGGTAATTTGTTGAAGAGCTTAGAAGATATTTTTGAAAAAGAGACAAGACTGAAAATTAAAGAACAGCAACCACACCTGGTTAAGATAAAAGCAATGAAAAAAATAACGCCTTCTATCAGTCCCATAAAATATGAGGAGACACCTTTCTAGTGAAAACAATTATTTTAGGTCCACCAGGCACAGGTAAAACAACAACACTACTAAATTTAGTAGAGGATTTTTTACGAGCCGGCACTGATATAAAAAAGATAGGTTACTTTTCTTTTACAAAGAAAGCTGCATGGGAAGCAAGTACAAGAGCTCAAGATAAATTTATGTTGGATCAAAAAGAAATACCATACTTTAGAACACTACACTCACTAGCGTTTAGAATGTTGGGTGTAAAGAAAGAACGTGTGATGAAGCACTCCGACTACAGAGAGTTTGGTTTGAAATGTGGCATACCTATTAAGACGGCATGGCACAATGAGTCTGATGGTATATTTAATTCTGACAACGAATACTTACGTTTGATCAACAAAGCCAAGGTCATGGGCACTGATGTATTAGATGAATACAACAAAAACGAACACGGTCTGGACATTGAGAGAGATTTATTATATCTTTTAGATCAAGAACTTAGTAGATATAAAAAAGAGAAAGGCCTAATTGATTACAATGATATGTTGGAGCAGTTTATTCAACAAGATGTATCACCATCTTTCGACGTATTATTTATTGACGAAGCACAAGACCTCTCACCTTTGCAATGGCGAATGGTCAGGACTCTATGGGCGAAAGCAGACAAGACCTACATTGCTGGGGACGATGATCAAGCTATATTTAGATGGGCTGGCGCTGATGTTGATACTTTTATCGCACTTAAAGAAGAAGTAGATCACGTGGATACACTTAGTCAATCATATCGAATACCTGGCGGACCGATACACGAACTATCACAAGATATAATTAGAAAAGTTACAAACAGATACGACAAAGATTATTTACCACGACAAGAGATGGGTGACCTCACAAGATACTCTGACGTTACACAAATAGATATGTCACAAGGTGAGTGGCTCGTTCTGTCAACGGCAAATTATTTTCTTGATGACATAAAAGATTTATGTGAACTGCAGGGTTGGTATTATTCTCACAAGCACAAGAACTCTATCAAATTAGATTTACTGCTGGCGATACAAACCTGGGAGAAGTGGAGAAAGTTTGAACACGAGTTACCTGTTCCATCAATCAAAAATATTTATTCGTACCTGGGTGATAACGTAACCAAAGGTTATCAAAAAGGTAAAACTATGGACGAGAACGAAGCTGGTTATTCTCTTGAAGAGTGCATCGCGGATCATGGATTAGCAACAGAAGAAGTTTGGTACAAAGCGTTTGAAGGTTTGGATGTAGAGACAGAGAACTACATAAGAAACATGTTAGCCAACAAAGAGAAGATAACGCAAACACCAAGAATAACATTATCAACCATACATGGAGCAAAAGGAGGCGAGGCCGACAATGTATTACTTTTACCTGACATTACTAAGTCTGCTCTGGACCACAACGATATCAATCCAGATGAACTACACAGACTTTTCTATGTTGCTGTAACACGCGCAAAGAAATCTTTACATATTTTAGAACCAAAAAATTACGAGAGGAGCTACGTATTATAATGCCTTTTAAAGATAGAGAAAAAGCCAGAGTCTCTGCCAATAAATACCTGAACACTGAAAGTGGGTTTTTGGTAGCAAAGTGGTGTGACATATCCAAAAAATTTAACAAAGCAGAAAAACTTGCTAGGGGTGAAAACCCAAGAAATTCTTCTGGGTCTGTTCACATATCAAAGCTAGAGCACACTCTAACAAAAGAAGAGTTTTTTCAAGCATGGGAAGAACATAAGATTAAGTATGGTATGACTTGTTATTATACAGGCAAGCCCATGAAAATACGTAGAAAGTTAGCTGTTAAGGGTGCAAAAAAAAGACACCCAACACCGCCGGATCTATTATCAATTGATCGTTTTGATTCTGAAATTGGATACACAAAAGATAACATCGTGTTTTGTAGATGGGACGTGAACAATGAAAAAGGAAGCATGTCAGTCTATCTTGCTAAGATAATGGTTAGAAAATACTTAGAAAGAATACAACGTCCTGGAAGACGTTTGTATTCACAGGGTGGACCTGTAACAAGCATGGACTTTGGTTTGTGGAATAGAGATGGTGTTAGAAGAATACAAAAACAAATAAAGGAGATGTATGAAGAAGAATGATCCAGTAAACTTTCCAGCGCACTACAACAAAGGCGGCATTGGTTGCATTGATGCAATCAAGTCTTGTCAGGGTGATGGTTTCAAATACTATTGTCAAGGTTCAGCGATTAAATACATTTGGCGTCATGAACACAAAGGCAAACCAATAGAAGACCTAGACAAAGCCATTTGGTTTCTAAACAAATTGAAAGAAGAATATAAATGAGAACATTACAACAACCGTTATTCACGCCGGAGACGGAGTGGGTACCACCAGAGAGATTACCAGATTTATCTAGTCATAGTGAGATCGCTATCGACTTAGAGACAAGAGATCCAAACCTGCTCACCATGGGTTCAGGTGCGGTGCGAAGGGACGGGGAGATAGTCGGCAT